CTGCTAATACGTCTAGGGTTGCGGTCATTTACTTCCTCGCTTCTTTGCTGCTTCTTCTGCTTTGCGCATTCTTTCAGCCGCTTCTTTAATTTCACGCTCTCTAAGAACTCTACGTTGATTAGCAATTGCTTTGCCAACATTTCTTGCCTTAGGATTTTTAACGGCTTTAGCAACATTAGTACGCTTGCCTGGTCTAACACGTTCTTTAGCCGCTACTTTAGGGCTTTCAATTGCACGTATAGAACGGTCAACTAACTCATCTGCCTCAAAATCTTTATTACCACGACCACGAGTTTGTGGTGCTTTTTCAGAACCAGAAGCAATACGGCTTTCAATTGAACCCTGACGACCTTGCTGACTTCTTGGAGTAGGTCCGCCTTTATCACCAAATCTAATACGATAATATCTATCAAGAATTTCTTGGCTACGTTCTTTGTTTCTTCCAGAACCACCATCGCCACGCTTTGGCGTAGTTTTAGGACGAGCAGGATTTACGCGTACAGTTAATACTTCACGTAATTTATCGCGCTTTGCTCTTTCTTTTTGAGCCTTAATATCTTCACGGCTACGTGGCTTTATTTTACGAACAGTAATCGCGCCACCTTTTTTATTAGTAGTACGTTTAATTCCACCAGTAACTTTAGTTCCGCTACCAGTAATATTTACTACACGAACACCTGGCTTTGGTGCTGTTCCTCGAACTGCGCCAGTACCAGTTGTAGTAGATGAACCACCAGGTCGTTGGCTCATAGTACGAACTGCTTCGTATACATCAGCCTTAGAAGTTTTCTTTTTACCCTGTCCAGTAGTAGTGCGAAGACCGCCACCGCGATTTGGTGCTGGCTTACCAGACTTAACTCGACCGCCAAGTGCAGCAGGATTAATTTTTACTTTTGTCATATCACGCGACAGTTGTGTTACATTACGTGTAGAAAGTTTATCGCTAGCGATTTTTTTTAATCTATCTTTTTCTGCAACAGTAAGTCTACCTTTTGGTCTACGAACATTACGCGCAGAATCAGTTGCTCTAGAAACAACTCGACCACCTCTAGCAGACTTATTTACAGCCTGAGATGCAGCACGTTGAGAAAGTCTTACTACACCTTTTTTACCAACTTGCCCTGCAATAATTCTTGCTGCAGCCATTGCTGCTGCTCCGATTAATGGTGCTGGCATGTTACCACTTGACCTTATCTGCCCAGTATGCTGCGCTTAGTTTGCCCTTGGATATATTGCTTGCGTGTCGAGCCTTAAATGACTTACGACGCGCTGCATATGAAGCAGACTCTCCAGCCTTTTTAGGTGAACCACTTACACCCTGCTGTCCAAAACGAATAGTCTTGACTACGTTGCCTTCCTTGGCAACGACAACATGGGACTTCTTAGGGTGGTTAGGGGTGCGCTTTGGCTTGTTAAAGCCCGCTACCCCAGCCCTTGCTAGGCGAGAATCTTTTTTCTTCATCTGAACTTTGCCGTCTTCTTTGCTATAGATTTTGGTTGTCTTACAAACTGCTTGCCCTGCTTCATGCCAGCCCGCTTTGCAGCGGTCGTTTTAGCGTACTCAGAGGCTGATAGAGCCTGCCTAGCCCGCTTGGGTAGGTAACGCTCACCAGTAGCCTTTGGACCCTGTGTGCTGGGCTTGCCTGACTTTGTACCCCACTTCTCCTTTGTCCACTTGGACAGAGAAGATTGAGCCTTAGTCTTGCTACCTGAGTAGCCACCGCCCGCTTTCTTGTAAGCCTGTGCTAGCAACTGTGCTTTACGAGCAGACCACTGACCAGGCTTGCCGCCTTTGGAGCCAGCCATAATCTGGTTCTTAAGTCGCTCTCGCATGCCTGCTTTGGTGTATGCCATTAGAAGCCGCGCTTTCCTCGCTTAAGATATGCCATCTTTTCTGCAGGTGTCATGTTCTTTACGTCAAGCAATTGACGTTCTGTGACTGGCTTGCTTGGCTTCTTAGTTACTTTAGGCTTTGGCTTAGGCATAGGAATGCGTTCAGCCATTCTTGCTGTTGGTCCTTTGCTTGGCATTTTAGGCATAGGAACTGGAGTACCGCGCTTTGTAGCGCGTGGCTTAGGAGCCATAGACTTTTTCTTCATCATTACTTCTTCTTGCCCATCTTCTTAGGCATAGCCTTTTTAGCAGCCTTCTTGACTGTCATCTTCTTACCAGTCTTCTTGGCATATTCTTTTGCAGCCTTCATACCTGCTGGTGTGTAATCAAACTTCTTGGCTCCGAACATTGGCATTATATTACTCCTACTTCTTTGAGTTTAGATACTGTTTTATTTTGGATTATTTCACTACTACCCATGGTATTAGCATCAAATGCTTTGCCCATGACATCAGAGGCACGACGTGCTTCCTGAATCTTTGCCATACTTGTCCCAGCAGGTTGAATACCTTGGGCACGTGCTTCGCGATAAGCGTTTAACTCGCCGTCCCACTTCTTATTGCTGGTTTGTTTCTGTGAAGAAGCATCTCCTGGGTTCATTTGAAGTCCAAGTATCTTGCAACCAAAACAATCTTCAACATCTTCTGGATGTTTCTCTCTGTGTTTCATATTGTCTCCACTGTGTATCCTGCAGCCTCAAGGTCTGTCTTTTCTCCTAGGCTGACTTCATACGAATATCCCCCGATATATGCAACATCTGCATCTGCAATTTCTTCTGAGGAAGGAAATCGAATTTCGTAGTACTCTCCGTCTATCTTAAGTACTGTTACGCCACGCACGAGCCTATAGCGACTGAATAAACGCCCTTCAGCAGCAGGTCCTTCGCTGATTGTGGGTGTTGTAAATCTGTATGCCATGTAGCCTCCTAAGCCGTTTTATGGATAGGGCAGAAGTTTCCTTCTGCCCCACCAATCTAAATACTTAGATTATGGACGAACTGATGAAGCAGTCTCGATGCGGTATAGCGCCTCTTGACGATAGATTGACCAGTTGATGATACCGTGCCAGCCGACTGGGCGGAAGCGGTTCAACTTATCTACAACGTTACCAAACTCAATGCCTGGTTCCTTCCATACTGCTTCAGCAAGTGCTTGCTGTCCGAGTACGTAAGTGTTGTAAACACGTGCCTTTGGAGTAACTGTAAGTGTGTTTGTTCCAACAGTTCCTGAGTTAGCAACAGACACTGTAAGTGTTGTGTTTGTTGTACCAACTGAAATTGCTGTAATCAAAGCATCAGTACCTACGTTAGTACCAGAGATTGCATCTCCTACCTCAGCAAGACCACCGAATGCGCCGTTTGCAACGACGATTGTGAATGCGCCTGAAACACCGCTTACTGCAGGAGCAGTAGCAAGTGCTGTTAGAGCACCACCTGAGATTGAGTTAGTCATGCGTGGTGTCTCGATAAAACGAACACCTTCCCATGCGCCTAGTTCACCAGCGAATAGTGGACCAGCATTCTGGTACTCGTGTGGTGTACGCCAGATGTTGTTACCTGTCTCTGTACGAAGGTCGTGTGAGACTTCTGGGTGGATGTATGAAACATACATTCCGCCGCGTGGAACAACGTTTGAAGCACGCAACTTTGTTACAGCGTAACGAACGTCGCGTCCCTTAAATGTGTCTGATGCTACGATTGTTGACTTAGCAGCAGTTGTTGAAAGTGCACCAGCAGATTCGCGGATGACGTTTGTACCTGCATCAAGAACAGCAGCAACACCATTGTCTAGTGTTGTTGCCATGTTGAATGCGACTGCGTTAGCAATCCATGGGTCAACATCTGCAAGTGACATGAGTGACAACTTGCGTGTTGGGAGCACTACGCGACCTAGTTCTGTCTGTGCGACATCTAGTGTTGTAGTTGCTGGTAGTGCGACTGCATCTGGGTCTACAGTTTCAGATAGTGTTGCACCAGCAATTGTGGTGTCAGCAATATCATTGTGAAACTGGAAACGGATTGAAGAACCGTCGTGGGTTGGGCTTCCAATTTTCTTGTCCGCGATTGCGCGGAACTGTGGCACTGAACGAAGGTTGAGTTCAATCAACTTATCGTATGCCAAAGTTACAAGATTGGAACCTAAACCAGAGGTTGAAGTTGTAAAGTTATCAGGCATTTGCCGATACCTTCTTTCTGGGTTATTGCATCTTGTTAGAGATGCTCTGGATTATGGATAGTAATTCCTCTTCAGAGTGTCCGTCATAGTTTTGTAACATATCAACATATTCATCTGAAACGTCGGGAGTCGCAGCAAATTGAGTTGCACCATCCTGGCGAGTAAACTCGCGCACGTTTGGCTTAGCCTCTTCTTGTACTGGTTCGGTGTATCCGACAATATCTCCATTTTCTTTGAGCCAAGTATTAACTGACTCTTCGTTGACTTCATCTAAATCCTTAAGGATTAGACGGGCAGCCTTGGAGTTGACTCCCTTAGATTCTAGGACTGACTTAACTGTAGTCTCACGCTGTTGGCGTTCAAACATTTCCAACTTTTCTGTGAGTTCTTTGATACGCTTTTCGTCTGCTCGCTTTGCTTTACGAAGGTCTTTAATACCATTCGTATCGTCTTGGCTTGCATCTGAATAGATGTCAAGGTCTTCGTCATTATCCCAGTTGTTGTTGTTGCTCATAGCAACCTCACCCTTCTATCGTTGTTAGTTTCGCAGACCACAGATACAGTTCGGGGAAACTGGCTGGCTTCTACTCCTAGTCTTTTA